GTGAATATACAATATTCTCATACACCAATTTCAAATATTATTACAGACATATTAGTGAATTATGATCCACACCCAGCAAAAAGAAGGTTGTACAGAAACCAACAAACAGCTTCTGAATCAACAATTAGAGGAAATTACAATATAGCAAGTGCACAAGTTGTTACAGTAAACCTTGATATGCTTTCTGGGGGAATAGGATCAGACCTTACGCCATCGACACCTAATGCTGGATTTATTGATTACTATGGTAATTTGCGTTCATCTCCAAGAGTTATTATTTCTGCAGAAGTTGTAAATCCTGCAAAATTTAATATGGAGATTGGTGATATATGCACATTTTCTTCTATGATACCAGCAACTGCATTTAATAAAAGTTTCAGCGGAGCATTTTTTATGATAACATCAATATCAAGGTCTTTAAATAAAATATCAGCACAATTTACGGAGGTTAGTTAATGGCAATTTCTACAGCAGCTTTTGATGATGCGAGTGACGGAGGTTCAAAAGGGACATTTACACCAGACAGAAATCCAAATATTGGAGTTCAATATGGTACAAGCTATGAAGGTATCGTTAAAAATCAAGCTATCGGTGGAGAAGTTTATACACTTGAAAGATTTGGAAAAAGAAGAAAGTGGGGTATGACTTATTCTTTTTTAAATAGTACAGATCAGGGAAAATTACAGGCATTAATAGATTATGCAGACGGAAGAAAAAACTTTTTCTTTTTTAGTGAAGATAATTTTGGCACGACTGGCATCAAAGTTCGGTTTGATCAAGATACTTTTGCTTTTGAGGAAGTGGCACAAGGAGCAACAAGCATCACGCTGAATCTGATAGAACAATTATAGATTTCTCTCCTCCTCTCTCCTCCTGCCCCTGGCGATTACTTCAAAGGGGGCAAAACTTATATTTTTAGCCCATATTTCACCCTTAAAGCTCGTATTATTATTTTTTAGTATAAAACCCTCTTAGAAAAAAATAAAGAGTTTAAAGTATGTATTATAGATAAATTTAATGTTTTTTCACTTTTTTCACTTTTTTTAAAAAAAACTATTTGTTTATTCATTTTTAAGTTTAAATTGAGTCAACAATTAATAAGTCTTTAGGAGGACAAATGAAAATAACTAAAAAAAATATTACAAATTCAGATATTGCGGAATTTGAAAGCATATTCGATAAATTATTGTTACACTGGGAATTAACCAATGAAGAAGTAATCGGGTTTTATGTTGCTCACGCTGAGACATTAAGCCTTGATAAGATAAGATGGTTTTTCAAACAAGATAACAGTAGAACTCATAATTACGAAAAAATATAAATAGGAGGACAAATAATGTACAACGGATATAAAAACTACGAAACCTATAACGTGGCTCTACATATTAACAGTTTAGTTGATTGGTATGAAGTGGCTAGGATTTCAGCTGACTATCAAACATTTTTTACTTTTATTTCAAACAGGGGTGTTTACGAAACTCCTGATGGGGTAAAATTAAATTCAATCAAACTAGATGTACACCACTTGAATGATGTACTTTTTGAAACTTGTTAAGGAGGACAAATAATGAGCAAATCATTTGGAATTATAGAAAGACAAAAAAACAAAAAAAAAGGATGGCAAATCGTATATTTCTATTTAGGAAATTATTTTCATAGGAATGGATTTGAACTTGACAAATACGAAGTTAAGGGTGCGTGGTTTGAAAATCGTGAAGATGCAGAGTGTGAATTATTGAATTTGCAATACGCATCTGAAAATTTAACATAAGGAGATTAAATAATGAACGGATTAGATTTATTAATAGGAATGGCTATCGTTAGTTCGGTAGCCTTTATTCTAGGCAAGATTTCATTGCTTAAACAAGATAGACAGTTCTGGAAAGATAGTTGTTTTATAGCGATGGAAAAGTACAATAATCTTTTAGTAGAAAAACAAATGGGCAAAACATTAGAAAAAGTTTTTGATACTAAAACTTTAGATGTAAATTAAAATATGTTGGAGGACTATAAAAAAACAATTTGGGCTGTGTGCTACTTACCTCTCTATCCCTTGGTATGTCCTCCTAACTCAGTATGCAGCCCAACTATTACATTATGGAGGATATATGTATTTTAAAAAAGAACCTGACGGATCAATGACTTTAAAAATAGAAAGGCCTGAAGAAATGTCAATGGAACGTTTTTTAGTAATTGCTGCAAGGCTTGAAAAAATAATTGATGAACTTGGAGGCAAAGTTCGTGTCATCGGATAAACTATATCAGGTTGATTTTGTTTATGAGTTTAGCGAAACTCTTTACAGGAAAAGAATAGAGGCATTTGATTACATAGAACTGATGAAACAAGTTGAAGAAAATTTTAACATTTTTTCTGAAAACAATCCGAGAATTATAAATGCTAAAATATTTTTTGGTAAAGAAAAAATAATAATAAAACAAAAAGTTGTAGAGCAACTTAATAGGAGGAAAAATGGATAATATAGAATGGAATAAATTTTTAGCTGAAAGATATGGTTTAGAAGGCCACCACTTTTGGAAGCACAAACAATCAGAAAAATGGATAATATCTCATAAGGGTTGTATGGTTATAGCCGATAAAGAGAATATTCAATTTAGCAAACCAGAATATATCAAAAATGAGCCTGATGCTATCGTTATGTTTGGTACTGCTAATATATCAGATGAAGATGGTAACTCAAAAGTGGTCTGGACGCACGGAGAGGCTAATCATAAAAATTGTTATGTACCATACCCTTTTGCAATGGCTGAAAAAAGATTAAAGGACAGACTTACCTTGCAAATTATATCTGCATATGGTGAAGTATATTCAGAGATTGAAGCTGATGAATTTGCTGCCGACAGCGATAGATATGAAAAAAGAAATAACAAAGAATAATGCCGCATCCATTTTATATGCGTAAACCAGAAAAAGATTCGCCAAAAAAGGCTATTAAAAAAAGTGATATTGAGGTTGGCACTAAGATAAAACTAATTTTTAAAAACCTAGGATCAATTATAAAAATGTTGGTTAAATGGCGATAAAACGTACTAAGTGGGATGCAGTGTTTTCTGATTTTATCCGTTATAGAGATAAATGGACATGCCAAAGATGCAAATCGAAGTATGTCGAAAAAAGTAGAGGATTACATTGCTCCCATTTTTACGGACGCAGGTCTTGGGCTACTAGAATAGAACCAGCTAATGCTATGGCACTTTGTTATAGTTGCCATATACATGTCGGCAGTTTTCCTATGGAACATGTAGATTTATGGGAAGAAAAGTTTAGCAAAAAAGAAACCGACAAAGTGAATAAACTACACAATCAGTCTTTAGTAAAAAAGAAAGATATTGCAACTGATGAAAGTTATCAATTATTAAAAAAAATGTTGGAGGAAATAAAAAATGAATTATAGCGAAACTCTTGAAATAGGTAGGCAGTTTCAAGATTACATCTTACTTGATATGAATAAACAGGGTATTAGCTTCACAAACTATACATCAAAAAAATACCAATACAGCGTTGGGGAAAATACTGCTGGTGTTGAAATTAAACACGATATGAAGTTCCGCCAAACTGGTAATCTATTTATTGAGGTAGAAACAAAAGCCAAAAATGGTGAATGGTATAAAAGTGGAATATATAATAATGACAATACTTGGTTATTTTTAATTGGCGATGAAGATACATATTGGGTTTTCGGTAAAAGGTGTTTGCAAAGGGTTCTTAAAAAAAGTGAATTCAAAGTTGTGACTACACCAGACTCTAGAGGTTATTTACTTCCTGTAAAATATGCTCATACATTAGCAGAAAAAGTGGGTGGTAATGGCTAAAAGATTCATAGATACTAATTTATTTAGAAAAAAATGGATACGAGAACTTGAGCCTGATATGAAATTATTTTGGATATACTTATTAACTGACTGTGACCATGCTGGTATCTGGGATGTAGATGTTGACAGGGCTTCTTTTCAATTAAATTTTCAACTAAGTGAAGAAAAAATATTAAATACTTTTCATAAAAAAATAGTTCCTTTTAAAAGGGATAAATGGTTTGTGCCAAAATTTATTGAATATCAATATGGTGAACTCAATGAAACCATAAGGCCACATGCATCAGTTATTAAAATATTAAGTAAATATGAACTCTATAAGGGGCTTATAAACCCTTTAAAAACCCCTAAAAATAAAAGTAAAAAACAAGACCAACTAAAAGATATAGAAAAAGAACTGCCAGGTTTGCAAAAAAAATTTGAAAGCAGGGATGTTCAAAAAGAATTTGAACACTGGAAAGATTACCTTGATTCTAAGGGGAAAAAGTATGTAAATTACAAATCAGCATTTCGCAATTGGCTAAGGAATGATAATTTTAGAAAAAACAGCAAGGAGGATTATAGTGGTATGTTCAAATGACGAGGCAGAAAATAGAGTAAAGGATTTATTCTTGACTTTTAATATGCCAGCGAATATGCAATATGCAAAAAACTTAAAAACGCTTTTTATTAAATACGATAAAGTTGTTTACAAAAAAGCATTAAAATCATTTATGTTAGAAATTTACCCAAAGTCATTGCCTAACCTCGGAATGTTAAAGCGACACTTAGACAACGCTAGACTAGAGCTACAAAATCAAAAAAATATGGGCGAACTAAAAACTTTGCAATCAGTTTCAGGGGAAAAGTCCCAATGGAGAAAGTTTTTAAAAACTGTTTTGCATTATTGGGGTAAAGTAAACAATAACGAAATGAGTTTAGATGATTACCATAGGAATATGGCTAAACACTTTGAAGGGCAAAAGGACTTTGAAGGTAGAGACCTACACTTAAAACAAATAAGGAGTAAATAATGGAAAAAAATTATATAAATGGATTTATAATTAAAGAAAAAGTATTTGATAATGGCGGAAAACTTTTGAAAGTTTCAACTAAAATTGATGATTTGATTAAAGAACTTGAAGAATTAAAATTTAAAAGTGGAAGTGATTGGGCAAATTTAATTATTGCAAGAAGGAAAGAACCCTCAGAAAAGGGTGTGACGCATTATGTGTATGAAGATCAATGGAAACCTGAAAAAGATTTTAATGAAACCAATGATCCGCAATATGACGCCCCTCAAAAAAATGATGACTTGCCTTTTTAATGGGTGAGCAGGAAGCACTTTTTGATTTAACACCTGATGAAAATGAAAGTGTTATTGAAGAAACTGAAATTGAATATTTATTATTAGCTTTTGCTGATAAAAGAAAAAAAGAAATGATAATAATGATGGAAGACATATTAAGAAAAACAGATTATGAAGTTTATCCTGATTTATTATTTCGCTTAGTTGAGGATGAGTTTGAAAAAATTAACAGCTGAATACCATTTAACAGAAAAAGAAACTAAAGACCTTGAGGGTAAATTTATTGATTCTAGCCATTATGACCAAGTGATTGATTATGATTGTGACGTATTTACTGCAGACAATAGACCTTTATTGTTTTTTAGAAAAAATTATATCCCTGAAAAAATATTATACGATGCTTATAAATCTATGGAAAAAGCAGCAACCCCTTCGTCAAACCGAGGTGCTGCTAGTGGTGGGGAAAGAAAAAAAAGAATGTTAAAAGACGGCACTGTTTCTAAAGTCACCGAAACATTTATTCCCGGAACATATGAAAAGCTAGAAGTAAATAGTGGTATTGCTGGTTATTTTGACAGGTCAGCACATTACGATTTTTGCAGGACAACAGCTTTCAATAAAAATAATTTAGAAAAGTTTGAACAAGCAATTCCCCTTATTGAGTTTGTAGATAAAGCGTTTAGAGAACTAATACCTGAAAGATACAAAAAGCAAAAAGGAATGGCAAAAGCAACACACCCTAATTTTAGAATAAAAGATACAGCATTTACAACCATTACTATAAATAAAGATTATAGAACTGCAGTTCATACTGACGCAGGTGATTATGCTCAGGGGTTTGGTAATTTAATTGCATACTGTAAAGATATTGAACCAGCTTTATTTGTATTGCCGAGGTATCGTATAGCAGTTGATTTAAGAACCAACGACCTTTTATTAGCAGACGTACACCAACACCATGGAAATACTGAAATAATAAAGAAAACTAAAGACGCTGTAAGATTATCTTTCGTAATGTATTATCGTGAGAATATGTGGAAATGTGGAAGCCCAAGCGAAGAGCTTAAAAGGCACCAACTAAATCAACGCAGAGTTGCCCAAGAGTTTGCAGGTATTAAATAAAAAATTAAAAATAGGGAGTTTCGTGATACCAAAGATAGTGGGTGTCATGCTTAAAAATGAACCATGTTATGTAGTTACCAAAATAAAAAAAGATTTAATCACGATTGAACAAAACATAGGCTGTTATAAACATATTTTAATTATAAATAAAAACAAATTGGAGGTTTTGTAATGAATATAATACTTGTTGCTAGTAAAAATAGAGCAGAAGATAATTACTTATTTAATCAAATAAAAGAAAACAATTTAGATTATAAAGTATTTGTTGAGCCACAAGATTACGATAATTATTTAGAATACCATGATAAAGATAATTTGGTAACCCTTAAAAAAAATGATATGGGGTTAGCTTATGCCCGAAATGTACAGCTAGATTGGGCGATATATCATAATGTTTCTAACTATTGGAATATTGATGATGATATAAAAAATTTTTATCATCGTGAAGATACAAAAATGGTTAAAGATGATATATTTGTTTTAGAAAAAACCGAAAAACAATTTTTTGATACAAACTATGGCATTTTTTCTTTAGAATACCAGCAATTTGCATGGTCTGCTAAAAGGTCATTCGTATTGAATTCTTATATGGATACATGTGTGAATATCAATGCGGATTTAGCAAAAAAATATAATATAAAATAC